GCAACATATGGCGGTCAGTATGAGTATATCTTTGGTATCCCAGTCACATTAGCGGAGAAAACTGATGTTGACCTAAGAGTTACTGCTGGTACTGGTGCGGCGGTTATCACTGGCACATTTAACCTTGTTTTAGTCAAAGAAAACGAGTTTAATCAGTGGTCGGCGGGCTACTAAAGCGCACTAGGCTCGCATGGAATTAGCTCCTGAGACACCCTAGCACCATCCGCTACTCATAGTACACTTCAAATTGCCCCTTCTCACAGGAGCACACAGGCCCTTCTAAGAGCCTCAATTTATTTTCAAATCCCAATGAAATCAACAACTTACAAACCAAAAAAAGGTTGACTTATCGGTCATGAGGCTGTATATTAGTCATGTAATTAATGATGAGGTGCATATGAAACTAGACTTAACTTTCGATGAAGTACAAGTAATTCAGGGCGTTTTTTATCAATATTATCAAGCACTTAGGCAAGAAGTTATGTGCGATGTAGAAAAAAAGTGTGTAGAATCAATCACTTACAAATTGAATCAATTTGAAACGAATTATTTTGAAAAAAAGTGAAAAAAAGGTTGACTTATCGGTCAATAGGCATTATAATGTGTACATAAAATGAGAAAAGAGGTGAGTTATGACAGATTATTTTTTCCCCTACTGTGAGGCTCGTGGTGAGTTAGCCGGAGCCAAAGTGACTATTGAGGGCTACTTACGGGCTCTTGAATCAGGTTCTGAGCTACAGCAAGAGGTATGTCTCAAGCTATTAGCTGAGACGGTTGAAACCCTTCAAGTTGCATTGGATAAAGAGGTGTAAATATGAAACTAGTAATCTTAACTCAATTCAAAGAAAACTACGGCGCCCATGATTGGGACGGCAAGGGCGAGTGCCCTCAGTACTGGAAGTTTAAGGGTGGCGACACCTACATTCTTGATGTGAGCCTCCAAGAGGCGCAGGATCCTGCCTTCTATGAGGCTGCGGCGAAGTGCATTGTGCATTCCTCTGATTACTCTGAGGAGTATATTGTTGACCAGACTTTGGTCGATGATATCGACTTCAAAGAATCTGATTTTATCGAGGAGTGGGACTCTCCTATCTACGCCATCATGCTGTCAGACCGCGTAGAGTTGGCGTGCCGTCAGATTGCTCGTAAATACGATATGAGTGCTACACCTTTTGGTGAGCGGTCTTGGACTCAAGGTCCTGATGGTCGCTCTGAGATGTCTCTGACAACCTTCGAGGAGGAAGCGGCATGATTGTCAGGAACTCGTATGGTGTGTCCGTAGAATTTGAATGTATTCAGGCTATGCTTGATTACTTCGGGGAAGAGGAGGGTCTGGCTATTATGGGCGGAGAGCATTCAGAATTTTTTATGCTTTTTGGTCAATAAACGCTTGACTTTTGTGTTTAACGGTAGTATAATTAATCTTGTAAAATCAATTATTAAAATCATTAAGTGGAGAACTTAAATTATGTCTAATCAAACTTTTTCATACGCTGGTATTGCTGTTACTGCTAAGGGTGTTACTAAGGCTCGTTTCGGTAACGATATGGTCTCTCGCATCAAAAAGCTGAAAGATAACAGTGATGTTAATTTCATTGAGCTTCCTAGTCCGATGACACGGGTTGAGGCGGCTACTTATCTGATGGATCAGGAAGAATACTCTGATACTCCCAACAAGCGTGATGCGCTGACACGGGTCATCTTCCGCAATGTACCTAAGCGCAAGAAAGTCCAATCCGTAACTGTAACTTCTACTGATAAGGCTGATGTTGACAATGGCTAATTCCAATGTCTTGGGTGAGGGCAGTTTTGCTGTCCTCAATCTCAAACCTGAATACGATAATGTGTCCTTTTCTGATATGGACAAAGTGTATTATCGCTCTATAAATAACATTGCAAAGAATGCAGTGGTTCTTGTCAAGAAATCTGACAACACTGTCAAGACTATCTGGTGGGACTAAGATCGTAATGCGCTCTTAGCTCAATGGATAGAGCAACAGCCTTCTAAGCTGTAGGTTCCAGGTTCGAGTCCTGGAGGGCGCACCAATTTGCCCGAGTGGCTCAACGGTAGAGCAACGCATTTGTAATGCGTAGGTTGGGGGTTCGATTCCCTCCTTGGGCACCATTTTTAAGGGGAATTTTTTGGTAACTGTATTATATAAGCACTGGAAAAAAGATACGGTATTAGAAATCACTGGTGTTATATTATACAACAACCCCCAGAGTGATCGGATTGTAGTTGTGACTGCTGATGGTATACACGAAGATATTATTCGGGATACTATTATTGAAATCAAACCTATTGGGTCGTAGCTAAACGATGAATTTTGAGATAGACAATACCTTACCGAACATGCCCGATGAATTTCTTTTGTCGGGCGACTACATTAGAAGTCTACGGTGTCTAAGTCCTCAGAAAGCATTCGAGGCAGGGTATGCTAGTTATCTCCCAAACAATGAAACTGAACTGACGGATTATCTGTCCAAATATTTTAACACCGATATAGAAGTGCGCTATCAATTGATAACAAATGATTTGCCTATGCACCAAGATATCTGTGAACAAGATTACAAATTTAATTATGTTTATGAAACGGGCGGCGACAATGTCCTCACTCAATGGGAAGGAGAGGAAGTTGTTTGCGAGCCGTATATATGGTATAAGCTGAATGTTAGAAACTACCATGCAGTGAGTAATGTTGTTTCAGATAGACTAAGTATCACGGTTAAAATTAAGGAGTAGTTATGAATGTTGCAATTGTAGGTTATGGTTTTGTTGGGCAAGCAACTGAGTATTTACTCAGGGATTGCGATATTGATATTTGTATTTCTGACCCTGATAAGGGTATGGTCATTTCAGAGGATGCATGGGATAGGATCGAGTACGCATTTATATGTGTCCCTACTCCTGAGTGTGAAGAGACCGGGACATTGATGGCTAACACTGCAATGTCTATCGCTTGGGATTTACCTGATTCATGTGTTCCTATCGTTCGCAGTACAGTCGGACCTGACCAAGTAATAAATTTTCCTCCAGAAACAATCTTCATGCCGGAGTTTCTCCGTGAGAAGCATTGGAAAGATGATACGGACGATATTAATATTCCTCTTTATGTGGGTGCGATTACAGAGCCACTAAGACTGTTGCAACATATAAGTAAAGACAAGCATTTTATTCTAGTAGAGCCTGAGCTTGCTTGTATGTTTAAGATTGCGAGGAACTCTGCTCTAGCTATGACTGTGGCTGTTGCAAATGAGTTTGCCGAGGCTTGTGCGGTGACGGGTGTTCGATATAATGATCTAGCTAAACTTCTTGTGAATGATAAAGACTTAGCAAATACACATTGGGATGTACCGGGTCACGATGGCAGTCTAGGATTTGGTGGAAAGTGTTTGCCTAAAGATTTGTCTCATATGGAAACACTTGTGTGGGATGATGAAAATATTTTAGCTCAAGCGTTATATATAAATGAGCAGAGGAGATAATAATTGCCTATTTATTCAATTAGAGATAAAAATACAGGAGAAGTAGAAGACAAGATTATGTCTTGGGCTTCCCTACAAGAATTTCTACAAGCCAATCCGGATTACGAAAGTATTATAACCAAAGCCCCAGGTATCATAGGTGGTACAGGAGATCGCACTAAAATTGATGGTGGCTTTGGTGAAGTGCTTTCTAAAATTGCACACGCCAACCCTAATAGTCAGTTGGCGAACACCCATGGTGCGAAAGATTCAAAGTCCGTTGCGATCAGAGATTCGGTACAGCGGGTAACAAAAAAACTAGGAAGCATTACAGATTAATGACACGCACATATGTAAAAATAACAGATCGTATGGACTCACTGCAGGACATGATGGAAACAAATTTTCATCTAGAAAATCCTGCAGTGGTATCAATGCACATCAATAGTGTATCTAAGTTTTGGAGTTTGCTATCGGAAGAAGATAAAGATTATATACAATGTGCCCAGGATGCAATAGAAGATGGAATCGTCTGGAAAGTCTGAAATAACTTATGTCACCACATACTACAATGAACCCGATCTTTTAGAGTCTGTATTAGAAAACTTTCTATCAGACTATTATTCGGCTATCATCATTGTTGACGATGCATCACAAGAATATCCAGCAGAGCCTATTGTAAGAAAGTATATTGACAAACTCCCTGTCACCCTCCTGAGAGCCAAAGACGATTTGGGGTTCAACTCTCACGGCTGTCGCAACCTAGCGATGCAACATGTAAACACAGAATGGGCTTATCTCACTGATATTGATATATATACCGATGTCAGTGCTTCCCATGACCTACTAGATGCGGTTAAGTGTTCTGAACTCAAACAGTATTTTACCTTCTGGCGTGGCATAAAGCAGGACTATATAGGAAGATGTGAAGAAGGCTGCAATGATTTTTGCATACGAGTCAAAGATTTCTGGGAATCGTATGGATACGATGAGGAATATATGGGCATACATTATGGTGATAAGATGTATCAAGAGAAGCTAAATAGTTACATGGTAAGGACAGTGTTGCCTAATATTATGATTGACAAGCGAGGTTCTAGAAAGAACATAATGACCACTGATGTAGATATTACAACATACGACAATGCAACTGGCACGATGTTGCACCCATACATTTCAAAGGAAACCCTAAAACAGATAAACGACAAAGTAGGTTACAGAAATGAAACCAGAGAACTTTGGAAGACTAAATCCGTAGTAGACTTTGCTTGGGAAAAAATATTTTAAAGGAACCACAATGGATAATTATGAAAAAGATTTGATTCGACTGAGAAAGACAAAAGAGTTTCTTTTAAAAGAACACACCGAATTGTATCAGAACTATGTTAGGGTAATTGCCAACAATGATTTGGTAAATGCAGAGTTAACAGAATCTCTAACGGCTCTCAAAGAACATCAATCGCAGTGGCAAATAAAAGAGCAAGAATATATCGACCGAGCAAATGCATCTGCGGCAGAACAGCTAGAGATGGCAATTCAAATCAAGCACTTGACCCGTGAACTTGGATTGTATGAGAAGGGAAAGAAAAAACCTACGAGAAAACCTGCAACGAAAACGGAAACGCCTGAATGATATGGGTGTTCGGTGACAGTTGGGCAAACGGCTACGGGTTGAAAGAGGGCGAAAAAAGATTTTCAGATTATTTTGATCCTGTCACTAATTTAGGACAAGATGCTTCATCATTAGGTCACACGACCAGTACTGTATTACAGACCGCTAAAGATTTTCGTGAGGGTGATACGATGATTGTTATCACGCCGCCGGACACTAGATGGTATCATATTGGTCCTAGTTATATGACACATAGCATATTCAACGGGCACCCACAACAAGAAAAGGTACTTGAAATTTTTGATTCACCTGAGTGGTACATCTATCATCACTCACTGTTTATCTACACTCTAGTAAATTTAGCAAAAGATAAAGGCATGAAGATTTGTTTGGCACACAACTACGGTAAGCTAGAGATTGCTCCTTGTTTCAAGCAGTTAATTCCCGATAATGTGTTTCTCTCAAAAGACAAGAGTTTGGCACATCACCTACTAGGCAAAGAGGGTTGGCTAAACAATCTAAAGCCCTTCGCAAAAAACAGTATGCCGAAACTTGAGGGAGAATATTTCATACCCGGAGACAATCATCCCAATGAAGCAGGGCATAGATACATTGCGGAACTTTTAATAGACAAACTGAGAGGATTATAAATATACACATGAAGTCACTACGCACATACATTGCAGAAGATGCCCAAGGTAAGAATCTACACCTCGAACATATTGAGGATGATATTTTAAACTTTGGTGTTGATGGTGCCAGAGCCGCTATAAATTTCTTGCGGGCGCTTCGTGATATGCTGGCAGGGTCGTCCAGATCGTCAATAAACATGACGGTAAAATGGGACGGAGCCCCTGCTATTTTTGCAGGCACAGATCCTTCAGACGGCAAATTTTTTGTCGCTAAGAAATCTGTGTTCAACAAGACTCCACTGCTGTATAAGACAGCGAAGGAAATTGATTCTGACCCTAAACTCCCTTCTAGTTTGAAGCCTAAGTTTAAGATAGCACTGGCTGAGTTTAGTAAATTAGGAATCAAAAATGTGTTACAAGGAGACTTGATGTTTACATCAAGCGATTTGTCACCGGAAACGATTGACGGACAACGATACACGACTTTTCAGCCTAATACAATCGTCTATGCAGTCCCTGCAGGCTCGCCACTGGACATCAATATTAAACAAAGCAAGATAGGTATCGTTTGGCATACATCGTATTCTGGGTCTTCTCTTCCCGAAATGAAAGCATCTTTTGGTGCGAACATCAAAGGACTGAGAAAAACAAAATCTGTTTGGATGGATGATGCAACCTACAAAGATGAATCAGGTACAGCAACATTCACGCAAGCAGAAACAGATAAGATTACTGCATTGTTAAGTGCAGTAGGAACCAATCTAAGAAAAGTTAATTCGGCTCAACTTAATAACTTCAATGCACTGCAAGCAAGTTTGTCAGGAAAAATGATAGGTGCGAAATACAAAACCTATAATAATTCTAAGGTCCGCACTAGACAAAAAATAACAAACGCCCCTGCACATGTTGAAGGCTATATGAAATGGGTTGAAGATAAATTCAATTCTGAAATTGATAAGCTCAAAACTGAAAAATCAAAAACTCAGTTAGAAGAGCGCAAGAAAGAAATTCTCAAAGAGTTTGTTAGACTGAAAGGTATGTTAATTGCAGTGACAGAGTTTCAAGAATCCGTAGTAGATGCCAAAGACATCATCGTTAACAAACTAAATAAAGTAAAGCAACTCACGGGAACATTCATTAAGACTGCGAAAGGCTTTGAGGTCACTGCACCAGAAGGCTATGTTGCTATTGATAGAATTTCAGGTAATGCGGTAAAGTTAGTAGATAGAATGGAATTTAGCTATAATAACTTTACAGCCATCAAGGCGTGGGACAAATGACCTATGAAAAAGTTTTGGGCTTGGATAACATCATTTTTTAAACAGGAGTATGAAGTCACTATTTGGTTTGACAAAGCAGAAGACTTCGCCGTTAAGAAACACGCTGTTTCATATCAGATGAAAACAATACAAAAGATCACTGATAAAGAACTCAAGGGTGTAGAGATTAATGGTCACCACTTGCATATTAAATGTATCCAGCCATATGACTTTAGAGTTAGGAAGTTAAAGTGAATCATTTAAAAGAATTAGATATGACTTATTTTCAACACTTAAACCGAGCCTGGAAAGTAGCATTCATTTTAACAGTACATGGGGTTTTGCCATGCGTGTGGGAAAACAAAGCAAGCGAGATATTACACGGAACTAAAGATGGATAAGAAAATAGTATTTGCGTTTGGCAGACTAAACCCTCCTACAGCAGGACACAGTAAACTAATCGATAAGGTTGTGAGTGAAGCGAAGAAGAACAAGGCTGATTCCCTGGTGATAGTAAGTCACTCTCAGGACAAGCATAAGAATCCTCTTACTGCACAACAAAAAATTGATTATCTCAAGCATATTCATCGTGATGTTACTTTTGAAGCATCCAGTCCTGCACATCCTCACTTTATGGCGCATCTAAAAAAGATGGGCCAAGAAGGCTATACACATGTCTTCATGATTGCTGGCTCAGATAGAGTAGTAGAATTTCAACGCCTTGCTGATAGATACAACGGTAAGGATTACAATTTCAAACAAATAAAAGTTGTCTCTGCTGGTGAGAGAGACCCCGATGCAGAAGGGGTAACCGGAATCAGTGGGACTAAAATGAGAGCATTTGCCTCTGAAAACAATTTCAAATCATTTAAGCGTGGGCTACATCCTAGAGCCCAAGAAGCACAAGCAAAGAAACTATTTGATGCTGTGAGAAGTGGTATGCAACTGAAGGAAGGGGAAATGCGATTTTCAACATTTGCAAATTTTTTAAAGGAACAACAATGAACAGAGAAGCAGTATTTGAACAACTAAAAATTGACGAAGGAGTGGAGTACGAAATCTATGAAGATCACCTCGGTTACGCTACCTTTGGAGTCGGTCATCTTATCACAGAGAGTGACGAGGAATTCGGAAGGCCAGTTGGAACTCCAATTGACGAAGAAAGAGTCAGGGCGTGTTTTGAACGAGACCTTGACACTGCCATCTCAGAGTGTGAACATCTATACGGAAAAGGGAGCTTTGGAAACCTACCAGACGAGGTCCAACAGATCCTGGTTAATCTGATGTTCAATATGGGTCGAACAAGACTCAGTAAATTCAAGAAAATGAATGAAGCGATTGAAGCTGGTGATTGGAAAACTGCCGCAGTTGAAGGTCGTGATAGTCGTTGGTACAAGCAAGTTACTAACCGGGCTGAACGGTTGATGTCCAGACTAGAAGCTGTATAAATAATAAAAAAGCTGGGACTTATCTA